ATGATAGTATTTTATATCAATCAACTTTCTACAATTTTTTAAATCCTAATTATATAGGAACATTAAGACAAACTGGAGCTCCAGTAATTGAAATAGCAAAAACTACTCCACCATCAGTAAACAAAAGAGAAACAGTAGAAATCCAAAGTGATTTAACTATTGCTTTAACTGAGTATGGAAGAACACTAGTTGACCTTACTGAATTAAAATTAGATTATGCAGTAAGAGTACCAGTAGCAGTTTCAGGAAGTGATATTGCTAATGCTATTCAAGATGCAGTTGACCTAGAAGATTCAGCAATCGCAGAAGCTATAGATGAATATGGTTATGGTAAATTAGCAAGTGCATCAATGGATGAATTTGCTTGGGATCCATCTACTAAAGATGAATATGTAAGTGCTTTAAATAGTTTAAGAGCAAAACTATTCAACAAAAAAATTACTGGAAATTATCGTTTAGGATTAGGAGCTACTGAATATGCTAATTTAGTAAGTGCTTTAACTACAGTAATTCATTTTGAAAATGTTGACGTAAATGAAGGAGTTTCTCTAGGAGAAATGGCAAACGTTTATGGAATCAATATATTCGAAATCAATGACAATGTTCTAGATGGAGTAATTGGTTACTTCTTCAACCCAATCGCAGTAGTAGGAGATACTTTCTTTGGTGCATTTGTACAAACTGCAAGTGATGTTAGATTACCAGGATATTACTGCTTAAGTGGAAACCAATTATTTGGTGCAAACGTTGTAAGAAGCGATGCTATTGTTAGATTAGTAGAAGAAGTATCTGCTTAATTAGAAAGGGGGTCAGTTTATGACTTTCTTTACAATAGAAGAATTTAATACAAAATATAATAAGTCAGTTCAAGAATACCAAATAGAAATGGCAAGTGAAATGATATATTCTCAAGTAGGAAAACGTTATCAAAACCCTAGTTGGAATAAAGATAACGTTCCTACACCTATAAAAAATGCAAGTATGGAGCAATTAAGGTTTATGTTAGAGTATGACATACCATTAATTGACTATAAAGGCAAGGTAGAAGCAGGAGAAATGAAAAGTGAGTTATCCAGTGATTACTCTACTCTTGCTTTAAGAATACTAGGAAATGCAGGTTATCTATATAGAGGTGTACCACTTAATTATAATATGGGATTGGAGATACCTTTTTAATGTATTTAACAAATGGTCTAAATGCTACATTAATCAAATATAATCGAGGTTTAGAAGAAAATACAGGTGTATGGGATGATGAATATACTAAAGAAGAAAGTATAGTATTATGTCCTTATAATCAAGACGTAAGTATTGGTTTTGGAACTTATAGTGTACCTGAAGCAAAAGGTTATTTCATAGTTAAAAATGACGTAGACGTTAAAGAAGGAGATCAAGTTATTTTTAACAGCGAAACATACACCATAATAGACGTAAAAGATAACTGGATATGGAATAAGATAGCAAACTATACTATTGCAGTTAAATAAATGGATGTATCTTGCGAATTAAAGTGGAATCCTAAAGTTCAAAATGGACTTAAAGTGATACCAGATGACATACTTTATGAAATAGCAAAACAAACACTAGACTTTGCTGTATCACAAGAAGTTGTTCCAATAGGAGAAACACATGACTTGATTAGGTCGAGTGCAGACTATGGAGTACATAGAGCAAAAGGAAATATGACTATTGCTTCTACTACTCCTTATGCAAAATATGTGTGGAATATGCCACAGGCAACTACTAATTGGACTAATAAGGGTAAAGCACACAATAAATGGTATGCTTACACACTAAAAAAATATGGTCAAGTCTTTATTAATAATGCTATTACTAAAAGTTGGAGAAAGGACATGCAATGAAAAACGAAGTCTTAATATCTTATTTACAAAGTCTATTTAAAGATTATCAATGTAAAGCTGAGTTCTCAACAAATGATGATGATAAAAAGGTTATTGTAGTACAAGAGCAACCAGGACAAAAAATAGTATTCTTTGGAGATATAGACCCACTATTTAATTATTATCAAATAACAATAGGTGGATTAAAAATGAAAGAGAATTACATAACTGCTAATACTATTGGAGATTTAATAGGAAAACACGTTTTATATGATTATAAAGGTGGTAAATGGCAAATTATATTTAAACAATATTCAAAACCACAGGCACTTGAATATATGGATATAAGAAGAGTTGATTATATCGCAACTCTACAATGTATCATTAATCAAGTAGCTTAAGAAAGGAGATATTATGGAATTTTACGTAACAAATAGGGACGTCATAAAGAACTTAAAGATAAATACTGGAACTTCTAGTACTCCTACATACACTTCTTTATGTACTACTAGTGAATTAACATTAAACCAAGACTTTGAAGAAAAAGACTGGTATGTATTTTGTGATGCTATTCAAAGAAGTATCATAACTGGTGTATCAATGAGTTTAGAAGGAACAGTAAAAATAGATATAAACAATACTGCAATTCAGTCAGTATTAGGTAAAGTACATACTTTACTTTCTGCAGGAACAATAAGTCAATTCAATAACCTATCAGTACAATTTGACTTACTAACTGGAGTAAATAATTCTACATTAGAATATACTACTTATACTGCTAATGTAAAAATGACTCTAGAAAGTCTAGGTGGAAGTGCTGAAGATGAAGGAGAATTTGGATTTACAATGACTATAAATGGTACTGCTGAAGCAAGTGCTTAAAATAAACTCTTAAAGGGTTAAGGGGTAATCAACCCTTTAACTCTTTTTTAATATAAAGAAAGGAGTTGATTAAATGAATAGTGCAAATGGTGGAGATATACTATACCATTTTAAAGGGGACACCAGCGATTTAGAGAAAAAGACAAATGACTTGAGTAAAGACTTAAAAAGTAGTCTAAACACCATAGGAAATGCTATGACAGTAGGAGTATCAATTCCACTTACTGCAATAGCGACAGCAGGAGTTAAATATAATGCCGAATTAGAGAGTTATAGTGCTAACTTGACTACTTTATTAGGTGGAAACAAAAAACAAGCAGAAGAGCTTTTAAATACCCTTAAAGAAACTGCTAAAACTACTCCTTATGAAACAAGTCAATTAGTAAAAGCAACTCAAACAATGATGTCATTTGGTATAAGTGCAAAAGATTCACAAAAATACTTAAGCCAAATTGGAGATATATCAATGGGAAATGCTGAAAAGTTATCAGGATTGACTTTAGCATTTTCTCAAGTACAAAGTGCTGGTAAATTAACAGGACAAGATTTACTTCAAATGATAAATCAAGGATTCAACCCACTTAACATTATTTCTAAAGAAACTGGCGAAAGTATGGCAAGTTTAAAAGAACGTATGAGTGAAGGTGGAGTTTCTGCTGAAGAAGTTGCTCATGCTTTTGAGATAGCAACAAGTAAGGGTGGACTTTTCTATCAAGGTATGGAAAAAGGAGCAAAAACAACTGAAGGTCAAATATCAACTTTAAAAGATAGCTTTAAAGAAGCAACTGGATCATTAACTGAAGCACTACTACCTACTCTATTATCATTGGTGCAAACTTTAACTAAAGTTGCTGATTGGTTTAGTAATTTAAGCGAAAGTGGAAAAAGAACTATTTTAATAATAGGTGGAATAGTAGCAAGTATAGGACCTCTAATTAAAGTAGGTTTAGGAATAGCGAAAATAGTCAATGCATTTAAAACGTTTGTAACAATTATTAAATCACTCGAAGTAGCAACTAAATTAATGACAATTGCTCAAGGAGCTTTAAATGTAGTTATGGCACTAAACCCTATTACTTTGATAATAATAGCAATAGTAGCTTTAATAGCAATATTAGTCTTACTATGGAATAAGTGTGAGTGGTTTAGAAATGGAGTTATGGCAATATTTGAAGTGATTAAAATGCACATAACTATGGTTATGAATATAATAAAACCAATAGTACAAACAATTATCACAATAGTACAAGAAATATTAACTGCATTAAAACCAGTCATAGACTTTATAAAAATGTTAGTAATTAACTATATTAAGTTCTATATAACAATGGCAATAACAATAATAAGAGGAATAATAACAGTTATTCAAAGTGTTGTAAATTTTGCAAGTAGTATTCCTGGAAAAGTTAAAAGTTTTGTAAGTAAAATAGTAGGATTTTTCAAAGAAGCTCCAAGTAAAATGCTTAACATAGGATTAGATATAGTAAAAGGAATTGGAAAAGGTATTACTTCAGGAGTTAGTTGGTTAAAAAATAGAATAAAAGAATTTGTAGGAAACGTAACAAGTTTTATTAAGAAAGTGTTCAAAATTGGAAGTCCTTCAAAACTTATGGCTGACCAAATAGGTCAATGGATTCCAAAAGGAATAGCAGTAGGAATTGATGCTAATACTGACTCAGTATATAGTGCAATGAAAGACTTAACAACTGGAGTAGGATTAGATAGCAATTTTGTAAATCAAAGTGGACTACACTATTCTCCAAACGTAATAGTAAATAATAACGTAAATATGAAAACTGATCCACTAGGACAAGTAGTAGGAAATATCAAGACTTTCTCTGGTGGAGCTAAAAATGACTACAACTATGGTATGGGGGTGTAGTATGAAGATAACAATAAACAATGAAGAAGTATTATGTAATAAAGACTTTACAATAAATGAAGAAATGCTAAATACTTCTTCAGTAATCTTAAATAACGTATACCCAAAAACATGGGAACAAGATAAAGACTATGTATCACGTTTCTATTACCCAAAAGACTACTCAAAGTGTAAGATATTTGATGAAATAGTACACCCTACAACAAAAGAAACAATAGAAGGAACAGGTTTCTCTATAAATGTAGATACAACAAAACAATATGAAATACAAACCCTAAAAGGACAAACAACCCAAAGTGGAACACCAACACCATCTAGTCCAATACCAATAAATATAACAACAGGTAGACAAGTAGTAAGTGTATGTGGTAAGAACTTGGCAAATACAAATAATATTTATT